TAAAAAATGGGTAAAATAAAAGAACAACTTGCAGGTGTAGCAGCACTCATAGGAGTACTGGGAGCTATAGGTGCAGGATTTATTAAGTATGGTGAAGTAATGTCTAAGCTAGATAGTTTAGAAGCATTTAATCCTGATCCTATGATGATAGTTATAGGTGATAATAAAAAAGATATAGCTGTATTACAAAAAACTATACAAGTATTAGAATTAGAAATACAAGAATTAAAAGAATCAAGTAAGAATCCTTTAACAAATTAATGGCACTTAGAATATCAGAAGAGGCAAAAGTACAAATGCCTATGAAGACGGTTGCTAGTCTAATAATTCTTGTCGCAATGGGTGTACTTGGATACACAGAATTAACTGGTAGGCTAGTATCATTAGAAACATCTAGAGAATTAATGCAGGCAGACTTACTTAAAAAAAGTGAGCAATTACCTGTGGATCAAGAACAGCTGATGTTGTTGGAAGACCTTTATAAAACTACTGAGAAGATTGAAAAAAGAATTGAAGATATGATGCATAACAAAGTAAACATACAATTTTTACAAAAACAAATGGAAAAGGCTTTAACAGATATAGAAATATTAAAAGATAAAGTAAGAGCAAATGGGAGCCATAAATGATCGCAGAAATTGTAGCCCTTTTAATGTTTATAGGACCTGAAATTAAAGAGCATAGAATACAAGACTCTATGTCAATGTGTTTAAAACATAAACGTGAAGCAACTAGAGTTCCTACACCTAATATAACTTATAAATGTATTAAAAGTAAAGCAGAATTAGAAGAAAATATTGATGGGTCTAAATCTATAAAAGCATTAATATTAGAGTAATGGATAGACCTCCATTTGAATATAGAATGTTAATATTATTTTGTATAGGTGCATTTGTGCCTATATTTATACATCACATAATATATAAACTATGGGATGTTAGTGTATTAAGAGCCGCAGAAATAACTTTTTTATTGTGTATTCCAGTAGCATTTTGGATGGCAGAAAAAATTAATGAACGTTGGCATGATGATGAGGAATAATTATGTATTTAAATGCAAATATACCACCAATAGAATGCTTTGTAAGAGGTAATTATCTACGAGATCAAAAAGATTCTCATGATAAATACTTTGAGTGTGTAGTATTTGGATTTAGTTCCATACCAAAGCAAGTTCCTTTATTCCATTACATGATGACAGATGGTGGATTATGGTGGAGAGCACCTGTATCTGCATTTTGTACAAAGCCAGGAGTAAAAGAATTACCTTTAAATGAATTAATGTTGTGGGATTCTTTTAGTTATAATGTAAGTGTAACTAGATTTTATCAATTACAAGGTTGTAAGATGACTTATATTTCTAGAAGAAAAAAACAAAGAGAAGGTACATATTTATTTACAATTGATTGGTGTGCAGGTGATTATAATGAATTAGATTTTGGCTACTCAGAAAAACCTGATCAACATAAATGTGGACATGTAATACAATTAGATGATGGTAACTATGCAATTCAACCCAACAATAGATTAAGGATCTTTGATCCATCAATGGCAGCAGATCCTACAAAACCCCTTATACATAGATTAGTAAATACTAAAATTTGGTCTGTAGAAGATACATCTAAATGGATTACTGATGAAAACGAAGAAGGAAGTTATGATTATGAATATAAGGAGATAGACAATGGCAAAGAAAAGCACAGTAAATAAAGCAGGTAATTATACAAAACCTGGAATGAGAAAGACAATCTTTAATAGAATTAAAGCACAAGCATCTCATGGAACAGGTGCTGGTAAATGGTCAGCAAGAAAAGCTCAGGCACTAGCTAAGGCTTACAAGAAAGCTGGTGGAGGTTACAAGTAATTATGGCACTAGCAAAAAGTCAACGAAGTTTAAAAGCATGGGGGAAACAAAAATGGAGAACGAAGTCAGGGAAAAAGTCTTCAGTTACGGGAGAACGATATTTGCCCGAGAAAGCAATCAAAGCTCTCTCATCTGCGGAGTATGCGGCAACGACAAAAGCAAAGAGAAGAGGAACAAAAAAGGGCAAACAATTTGTGAAGCAACCCAAAGGGATTGCAAAGAAGGTAAAACAATACAGGAGGTATAGTTAAAATGCCAGGACATTACGGAAAAATGAAAAAAGGAAAAAAAGTAAAAGGTAAAAGAAAAAAACTAGACATGGACAAAGATGGTAAACTTACTAAAAAAGATTTTGCTATGTTAAGAAATAAAAAAAAAGGTAGAGCATAATGAGAAAAGGATTATATGCTAACATCCATGCTAAAAGAAAGCGTGGTGGTAAAATGAAAAAGAAAGGTGCTAAAGGTGCACCAACTGCAGCAAACTTTAGAAGAGCTGCACAAACAGTAAGGAAAAAATAATGGCTAAGACACCTGCATGGCAACGTAAAGAAGGCAAG